GGAGTACGGTGCGATCAAAACCACAGTACATCTCCCGGTAAGCGTCGATTATATGGCCCCGCCAGTTGCAGTTGGCCATCCAGTTGTACACGTTCTCGTCGGCAAAAGCAACCACTTTGTCATATGGGATAATATGCACACTTGCTTCACCCTCGAACACTTCTGGGAACACCGTCCCTATGATCAGTAGATCATAGTGCTTGCGCAGTTCAGGTAGAATGTGCTTGAATGCGAGCACATCACCAAGTCCTGTTCCCAAGTGAATCAGTTTGATCTTGAACTCCTCAGCCAACAGCCGCATGAACTCTTTGTGATCGAACGCATAGGCCCAACGGTTATCATCCTTGCGTGTCCCACCGCTGGGGCTCTTTAAGTGATAGGTGATAATGTCTGTATCAGCGATCAGCCGATAGCCTGCGCGTTTCAAGCGGTAGGTGAAGATGGTCTCCTCGTGATAGGCTACATTCGTCATGTCACTCTTGTAGTGAACGATACCGGCGCGGTAAAGAAAACTACAGTACAGAAAATCCACGTCGCGCCTCCCCTGATGTGGACCCCACTGAATGTTCCAGCCATCAAAGAAGTCCTCGATTTTACTGGTCCCGCCAGTCACAATCTTGTCCGGTTGGTAGACTGCACCCCCTACTGCTCCCACGTCCTCATCCATGAGAGCGAGTAACCGCTCCAGTACATCCGGCTCAGCTACACAATCATCATCCAGCCGCCAGACATAATCGTAGCCAGCGATATTCGCTAGTTCATGTGCTCGGTGTTGGCCCTCACGCTTCGTGAAGATAACCTCCCACTCGATCCTATGCTGAGTCAAGAGTGGGAGCATGTAGCGGCCTATTGCATGCTGCCGGAGATCTGCCTGCTCGCCATCGTCGTAGATGTTCACTTTGTCGGGCTTCACCGTTTGCATCATAACGGACTGGAGGGCCATCATCAGTGAGTCATAGCGGTAGCAGGTTGGGATCGAGCATAGCACACGCTTCTTGTCCTTGTACGTTTTTCCTTCCTCCCAAACCATCACGAGCAGATTGGCAATCTCTGTAGTAGGGAAAGCCTCAATGTCTTCATTCATGTGCATGTAGCGATACTCGAACTGACGGAAATCATGCTCGGCTAGTTGATGCAGCACATGGTGCGGACCCCAAAAACCGGGAGGCTCCCGGTAGGGAGTAGTGAGAATTACCGTCTTTGCATAGGTCTTGAGCTTCTGCGCGATCTCTCGACCATTAGGGATGTGTTCCAGCACCTCAAAGGCAATGATCACATCCCACTTCTGGCCGTTCACTTCTTCAAAGAACTTGTCGATGCTTGACCAGATGAAGTTTCTGTTGGCAGAAGCGAAGTTCCGCTTGGCATACTTGATGATTTCATGCGAGTAGTCAACGCCAGTGTAGTGAATATCTTTCGGTAGGAAGCGAAGACCAAAGCCAGATGAACAGCCGAGTTCCAGCACGCGGTCTTTGGGTTTGATGTACTGTGCTGCGAATCGGTAGCGGGCAATCTCGCGGGCATAGGCTTCCGGGTCAATGGCCTCCTTTGAGCCCAGCACTGTCCGCTCGTAGTTGTTGCCGTATTTTTCCTGATCTGCTGTCATAAGTCCCCTGCCGACCAATCATCAATATAACTGGCATCATTGGAATAGAAAGGCGCACCACCATAACCGGCACCCGTAACGTCAGAGTCTGTGGTGGTCAAAGTTGTCGCACCATTTCGCTTGCATGTGATACTCGTTCCCGATACCTCTATCCTCACAATATCGTTCGCCGCAAAGTTTGCGCCGCCAGTCTGGAGACTCGTCTTCACGCCGTTGACAACTTTGAATAATTCGCTACCTACATTGGATCCACCATAATACCCATAGAACTTTGTTGATGCTCCCGTGCCCGTGCACCGCACAGAAACTCCGGCCTGACATGATGGCCCTGCCGCAACGATCTTCGCTGTAGCAAATTGATTTGCCGCGAGAATCTGATCCTTGTAGTATGCACTGCACTCCGTCGATCCAGTGCCCCCGGCGAGACCGTTGGAGTTGATATTCCAAACGGTTCCCTGTTGAGTTGTCCAGTGTGTTATCCCACTATTGAAATTATCAGAAGCAGAAGCTGGCGGTGTAATATATCCCTGTTTTCTGAGGCCCGCTTCCTGTCGCCCCAATATAAAATCAAGGACACTCACGATGAGTACTCGTCAATAATAATCATTCCAGGAGAACCGGCCCCACCAGATCTCAAACCCGATGTGATAAGGATTGCTCCTCCTCCACCCGCACCGTTACCTGTTGCCGGAGAGCCATTTGAACTTGCTGTCAAAGTTGTGCCGCCAGCACCAGGTCCTCCACCATTTGCCCCCTCACCAACCACTTGGGTACTCATCATTCCGTGATTACCGGGAAACCCGCCAAGCGTTACATCACCAGAATACCCGACCGGAGCGCCCGACCCCCCATAGGAAACCTTTACTGCTGTTGAAGATTGTGCGGCTCCGCCTCCACCCAGACCGCCGGAGGCTCCGAGAACGGTTGTGCCTGAGAATACGTTATTGCCACCCGCTGATCCTGAGAGGTTTCCAATACCTCCAAGACCACCAGATCCAACACCATAATTGTGCCACGTCGAAGCGCTCATAGTCATGCGCTTCTCAGTATAGCCACCACCACCACCACCACCACCAGCGCAACCAGAAGAAGCCGTCGTCGAGGAAACCCCGCCACCGCCAGCGCCTCCGCCGACAAGCATCACTACCGCGTAAGCTGTTGCTGCGTTTGACTGATGGCTACCCGTTCCAGCCGCAGCATATACCGTCCGAGCAAGGAACCGTCCAGTTGTCACGGATGAATAGCCGGAGTAACCCGATGTTCCTGCCGCACCATTTGTGCCAGAATATCCTGAGTAGCCACTGTACCCACTTGCGCCAGGGCTCGCAGCCGAGTAACCGGAAAATCCTGAGTACCCCGAAACCCCACTCCCACTGTAGCCAGAGAACCCTGAATATCCACTTACACCTGATCCGGAGTAACCGGAAAATCCTGAGTAGCCCGATGTCCCAGAACCAGAGTAACCGCTGAATCCAGAGGTTCCAGAACCGGAATACCCTGAAAATCCACTCGTCCCGCTGCCCGAGTACCCCGAGTATCCACTATATCCTGATGTTCCGGAGTCGCCGGTCCTCGAGAAGGTAATTACTATCGGATCATTATTCGTAAACGATCCGTTGCTGACAACGTGAACTACTGTCAATTTCCGGTAGCCCGTCGCTGTCGTCCACGAGGAGATCGAGTAGACAGCAAAGACAGAACTGTCCAATTTCTTGAAGATCCGGACGAAACCCTTGATAGTACTCGTACTGTCGTCGAGGGAGTCGAGCCACGCGGTTACTGTGGCAGCATCAGCATTCAAGAGATCAATGAAAAGCTGGGTGACACTTCCCAGAGTACCATTGTTGAACTTGAGTATGCCATTCCCGGGATCCGAGTCGTCTGTTGCACTTGACCATGTGTAGTAGTGCGAATCTCCTCCAGCATGCCCAAGATAACCGGAATATCCCGAATACCCAGAGGTTCCACTACCGGAGTAGCCACTGTACCCACTCGTCCCGATACCCGAGTAACCAGAATATCCCGAGAATCCCGAATCTCCGTTGCTCCCGATAGTGCCGTTTGTGCCAGAGTAACCACTGAATCCTGAGTAGCCGCTGGTCCCTTGCCCCCCTGCGTTTCCTTGCGGTCCACTGTACCCTGAGTAGCCACTTGCGCCAGGATTTTGACCGCTGAAACCCGAAATCCCTGAATCTCCAGTGAATCCACTATACCCACTGAATCCGCTGGCTCCCCCCGTTCCCGTTGATCCCTGCGGACCGCTGTATCCGCTATATCCGGACGTTCCTACGTTACCCTGATTACCCTGTTGTCCTTGTGGCCCACTGAAACCGCTGTAGCCCGAGGTTCCAACGGATCCGGTTGAACCTTGTGGCCCACTGAAACCGCTGTAACCGGAAATTCCCTGAATACCTTGATCCCCTTGCGGACCGACCAATCCGCTGTAGCCACTATACCCCGAATAACCGCTTGATCCCAGCGGGCCGCTGTACCCAGAAAACCCGCTTGTTCCTTGATTACCCTGAGAGCCTTGCGGACCTGTCGCTCCGCTGTAGCCTGAGAATCCAGATGTTCCAATACCACTATAGCCAGAATACCCACTAGATCCGGTATTGCCCTGATCGCCTTTGGCTCCAGAGTAGCCACTATGACCCGAGAATCCGCTGCTTCCTTGGTTATCGCCACTGTAGCCGCTCTGTCCCGAGTACCCACTGATCCCACTGTAGCCTCTCATGCCGCTTTCTCCCGATCCGGATAGACCTTGGAACTGTTCGGCAAACCTAGTGAGTGCGTCGTCGAGTTCCGACTTGGAGATCGCTTGACGCGCCAAATTCTCAAGTTCATCCTCGATCTCCGGGGGTTTTGTTTCCGTCTTGTTCCAGAACCGTATCTTTCTCGTAATCACAGCACATCACCCATAGCCGGGTAGATTGAACGTAATATCCTCAAGGTCTTGATTCGAACGATTTGATCCTTGGCAGTAACCGTTGCGCTGATCTTGAGTCGAAAACTTTTGCACCGAGCGGAGAGGTCGAAATAGTCAAAGTGCGTGATAGCTCCTAGTCCTGCCGGACAGATCCTCGTCGAAAAGGCCGTGTCTGAATCATCTAGGTATAGGGCGATCGTAACCGCTACGTCCGATTGATACTCCGCCCTGAAACCCTCGATCAGTATGTCGAAGTTCGCAAAGGGACTATAGATGGGGCTCGTCTCAAATTCGCAATCGAATCCCGTTGGCCCGATATCAAGTGTTTCATCTGAGGACACACAGAGAAATTGGTCGTCGCTCACGAAACTGAGATTTGTAGCTGGGGGCTTTAATATCCAGATCGGAGTCTTGTTAAACTCCACCGGTAGAGCATCCCCCGGCGTCAGTTCCGGCGTTCGCATGGGAAACCAATACCACTTGTTGCCGGCAAAGAGACAGTATCGACCGTGTAGGAGGTCGTACCCCGCGACGGCGTTCTCTACCCCTAAGATGGCCTTGTAGGATTTGATCCATGCAGGATTGAGAAGCGCCTTCCCTTCATTTGGCGTAAACGTCCAGATCCCGTAATGCCCAGCCCAATAGACTCGACGGTTCACGATCAGGACGGAATTGATTGCAGCAACGCCATCATCACTAGTGATCGGCTCCCAATGCCAGAGTTCAGCTTCTCCACGCAAACTCAGGATGGAACCCGTCTGGTCCGTGAGAATCAACAACCGGTCGTCGATACCGATGAGGCTCTTGATGGGATTTGGATCCGATTGCAACTGATCGAAACTCGTTTGTGGTCCGATACAGATTAGGTCCGTTTGGATGGCTCCATCTCCACTCGCCGGCGTAACGCACACCCGATTTGGATACCGGATTCCACCAACCATCACGTCCCCGTAGGCAACCTTATTGGAGGCAATCCCGACTGTGTTCCAATACCCTGGCGCTCCGTCTGCTGTACCCCTCCCGAGATCAGCACTAGCCTCTGCACCTTCCATATCCGTCAGATCGACATACAGGAGAATACCATTCGTTTTCCATGTGTTCGTTCCGTCGTAATAGTCTGCCCTTGCATCGTCATAGACATTCCCACAATCAGTGAGGTCGAGTTCTTTTGACTGAAAGAACCCCGGGCTATCGACGTTCTCAAGGTAGATCCGAAGTCTCGTTGCGGATCGAGGGAATATCCCCACCTGTAGCATAACGTGGACGACAATCTTCTCGTCCTCTGCAATCGTGATTCCTGAATCGTCTGTCGCGTCGAATCTACTGTGAACGCCGTCGTACTTTGGACAGTGTTTCAAGGGACTCCAACTTTTGCCCGTCAGCACCGAATATGCTGCCCGGTACGTTCCAGCAAGCATTGGAGTGCCTGCCCCTCCATGCGAAAACAGCCCTACGTAGATGCAGGAGTCAACAGGATCGTAGAACTGATCGTCGAGGATCACGCCATTGGCAAGTTGTTCTTTTGGGACCAGATCCGACCGTCCGTATTCACCAAAGCCGATGAAATATCGCGACTTGTAGGTTCCCAGACCGGTCGAGATCCGCATGCCGTCCTCGAGTGAGAAGATGCGCGGGTCTATATCGACGTCGTCCGATGCAGAGAACCGGTTTTGTTGGTAGATGTAGTTTCTGTGGATCCTGATGTTGTCGCCAACTTGCCAACCAAATTGATCCCAGGCGCTATCAATTATTTGCAACTCTAGCAGTCCCCGGTCATTCGCGTCAATATCGGTACATTTGGATGCCAGTATGCGCGTGAAGCGATTGTATTGCTTTGCACTCTCAAGGTTCTCGACAGTCCAACTTCGGAAATAATACTGATTTTCGTATCCGTTTCCGTACCCTGTGCCGGCTTCCTTGGGAAAAACCAAATTGTCTGAATCGCCAAACAGCCACGTCGCTGGGTCTGAATCGACGACCAACCACTGATGCCATGTTCCATGGATAGCGTAAACGTGAAGATCCCAAAATTCCGTCAATTCCTGCCAGCTATCGTACCACACCGAACCATTCCAGAAGGGACGCACAAAGATGCCGTAGGTGTAGACATAATTGGCGGTAGGGGTGCAAGCGCGGTTTCTATATTTCATCATCACCACGTCGATCGTAGCGCCACCATGGGCCGTTGTACGGTACTTCTCCCATGCGACCATCTCTCCTTGAGATCTACGCGATTTGACAACGTAGGGATTAAGTTCGATGCTGTGCGGTTTGAAGGAAATCGAGGGATTATGACCCGTAGCCGAACCGATACTCCAAGCCGATCCAAGGCCCTGGCGACGACAAAGTTCACCAGGAACCTCGTCCAGCACGAAGTTCTTTGCACTCCTAGCTGAGTTCGCCGGAGCTAGAATGAGATCCGGAGCTAACCCATGCCAAGACGGAAAAAGAACCTGTTTTTCGTCCTGTTCAACTTGCACGTTTGCCCTTCACCTCTGCGGCACTAGCTTTCGACGCTGCGGCAGCAGCATAGACCTTGTCAAAGGCTGCTTGACGGTCTGCGAGTCCTTGTGGGATCGCTTTCCCGCCCTGGCTCATAAACGTCGCCACGACCTCATCGACGAGGACTTGGTTGTACTCCGGTGGGAGCAAAATCACGTCGTTTTCATTCGCGGCAACATAGATAGCCGGTTTCGTCCGACACTCACACGTAACAATTCCAAGTGCAGCGGCGTCTGCACCAACCTTGAAACGCAAGTGATCCCCACCATGATGCCACACGATCTCCGGACCGTACAAGGGGTCACGGTGTGCTTGGTTGAATATGAGAGGGTCCTTGATCTCTCGGAATTGCCGATCGCTGTTGCCGCTACCCTTGTCGTCATAGACTTGGAGAACTTGTTTGACGTACAGGTTTGACAGATCGACGGCCAACACACTGAGGGAGCGCATGACGTGAACGGTGAAAAGCAACGAATCGTCCGCGTCAGCTTCGGTCCCACTACCGATCTTCTCGTAGACGCACGTTGCCCCGCCGGTAATCACCCGCGCCTTCCACTGTCCTGCCAACCGATCCTTGTCAGCGTGGACGATAACGATATCAAGGATACTCCCAGCGGCAAAAGAGCCGCTTGACCTTGAGATGGTTTTCGCAGTCGAATTGATCGCGGTAAGGGACCCATGCGTTTCCTCCCCACCGGCCAGCAATTCCACATCGTCGTCAACGGTCAAGATCGAGAAGCGATCATAGAATGGGTCGTTGAGACCGTCCAAGAGCGCGAAAATCTTCATCAACTTGTTGTTGATGATGATTCGTCGCGTTACGGGATCGACGTCGTTCTCCCCGATGCCAGCCTCGCGTCGGCAAAGGGATTCCAATTCCAAAAAGGTGAGGTAATTTTTCATCTCTTTCTCCTATGCCATGTTCTTTTGATCGGCTAGTCCGTAGCCAACCATGCGCTTCACTATTTCCGGATCCCAGATCGGCGCGATCGGTACATCGTTGAGATCCGGTCCCGAATCAGCAACCATAACGGCCTCGACAATCTCTCCTCCGGTCGGCAAACCCTGTCCGCTGACAAACACTTCGTCGGTGTCCGAGTAGCCAGAGATTCGTCCGTGATAGATGGTGGTTCCAATCTGAAACATCACGGTTTTCCCAATATCGGTGATGAGGAAGTCGGAGTGCATACTTACAGCTAGCAAGCCGGTTGCACTTGTCCACTCACCTTTACCAACACTATAGTTCCCGCCGCCGCTTTCTTCTATGACCGAAATATCTGTCGGGGTTACGACGTATCGGCCCTTGACAGTGGTTGCTCCGTCGTCCGGAAGGACATAGATCTTTCTGCCTTCCTCGAAGAAATACACATCATCAAGAGAAGGTTGTATGGTTCCGACTCTGCCAGCCCGGACTGCTGACACGTCCTCGAAAATCTTGTGGATGTACGCGGAGAAATCGGACTTCGCCAGGTCGATAAAGAGCCATGCGTCAGGAGGAAGATCAGCGACACCATTGGCATCGAGTGTCAGATCCGCAGACGTTTTCACGCACTCCGGCATGACCTGATCGAAATTCTCTCCATACTGGAAATACTTCTCGAGAATCAATTCCTTGATCGCCCGATTCTCGTAGTATGCCAGTATGTCCGAGGAAAATCTTCTGCCGCTATCTCCCGCCGAGCTTGGGCGAGTGCGCCGATCCTTGAGCGTACTGGCAGCGGCCATGAGATTCGCATTGAAGCGTAGTGTTGCGCTCATGTCAGAACCCTATGTCCTCGCTTGAGTGTTCGGTACGCTGCACACCGCCAAGGTGTTCGTGTTGATTCTCGTCCTTCCGTTGGCGGATCTTCATTTCAAACAAACCTATGTACTTGTTGGGACCGTCTTGGAACTGCGCTGTCGCGTACCACTCGATGCAGGGGTCCCAATCGTCCTCGACCTGCGGATCTCCACCCTCAACCATCGGTTCGACCGGCAAACTGTAACCGAAAACCTCCAGTTTTGCCGTCGCGTTTGGTGCGGGATTGAAGATCAGCCGGTGGTTCCAGACGAACGCGAATAGTGGTTGTTCCGTCGCAATCGTGAGTAACCGTTTGGACTTTGCCCATTGTTGCAAACTGTCGCAGATGGTGAGGCGGACCTTCCACTCCGGCGGTTCTATCAGTTCCGCAATCTTGAAAAGGGGCTCTCCAACCGGATACGATTCTGTGCCGGCTTTCAGGGTTAGAACGCGATACATCTTGAGGCCGAGTCCGCGTCGGGCAATCTCGCGTTCAGCCTCATTCATCTGGTCAAGAATCTCCGCTGGGGTGTGATCCCTTGCCCCCTCGTCGTTGAGATTCTTCAAGACCTTGTGCAGTATGAGATCCACGCGACTCATAGCCCAAGCCTCGTCTGTTCCGCATTGATCTGTTCGTCAATTCCCGCTGGCACGTTCTTGCCTTTCAGGAGATACGCAGATTTGACCGCCATAGCGAGTGCCATGTCCTTTGATTCTTGTGGCACATCGAGTTTGTTGGTGGCGGATAGGAGATTCACGCAGTTGCGGTAAAACCAAATACCCATTCGTGTATAGTGGTTCATAGGGTAAATGCTGATCTTCAAAAATACGTCCAGCATATCACCATTCTGACACCATGCAAAATCAGGACAAGACGCATCCTCTGGATACGCTGAGAGGGTTGCTTGACCTACACTGGATGGTTGTGGCAAGGAGAGCCGATCAGTTCCCTCCGTCAGTTGAAGTTGTACTTGCGTCACTTGCCTTGGTTCAAGATTTGAGATGTTGAAGCGCACAATGGCACCATACGTCCCATGCGCGACAAGTGTTCCCGATGTAACTGCATATCCGAACATGGTTCCTCCTATCGTGCCGCGAGACGTTCAAGGCTTGGTTTCAACCGCCGCCAATCCTCGAGCATCGCTTTGATTTGGGCGTTCATATCTGCCTGTTGCTTCTCGTATGCGTTCAGTTCATTGGCTTGGGCGGTTATCTTCGCATCAAGTTTTTCGTGGATGCTGGCCTTTTCTGCCTTCAAGAGCGCTACGGACTCTTCTACCCCACTTAACCGTGTGGAGTCAACGCCGTATCGAATCCCGATCGTGAAGGTCGTCGTGAGGCAACCTAGTATCACGCCGCCCACCCAAGGTCCCCAAACCCTCATCCATTGGGGAGTAGTGGTTTCCCCGTTTGCCATGATCTTTGCTCCCTTATGGAGTAATGGCAACGTACTCGATATTGAGGCCAGAAGTGCCATTTTGATTCCTCAATACGATGATTGAATCAGTTTTGACAATCCGCGTCAGGTAATCTAGTGCCGGAGCCTCTACCGTGTAGACCGGTGTTACAACTGCCGACCAACTTGGGGTCAATCCTTGAACGTAGATTGCCAGCCGCCAGTTTGTGCCAACAAATGCCACTTTCCCCGTCTTGAACTCAATGGCCTTGGACTCAAGGTTCCCCAGGCGTGTCCTCTGCGCTGCCAGCGAGTCCCAAACCGGTTGGAGGTTCACCGGAGCGCTTTTGAGGATCGTCACATCACTCCGGAGAGCAGCGATCGAGTCTCTGACGGATTGCGGGACCGGCTGCACTTGACTTTGTGTGCAACTGACCAGAACAACAACTGCGAGTGCGAGAAGGAGCGTTTTCAAGATTTCACCTATCATGTTGGTTATGGTATCCTGCCGAGAGTACGTTTTACTGTTTCTAACAAACCAAATCTACCATGCCCATTTGTACTGTCCGGCTGGAAATCTTCTGTCAGGCCATAGAGCATGATCGCCTTGAAACCGTTTGTCCGAAGCCATGACGTCCATTTTGCCGCGTTTATATTTGTGGGGGCACTCACAAAATATCTCTCTCCGGCAGGGATATTGGCGTTTGTCGCTGGCCAGCCTGTTGCAAAGGATAAAGTTGATGCAGCAGTGCCGGTATAGTACCCTGCTTCATGCGTGGCATCATAACGAAACTTATTGGACGGCATGACCTTACGCATTCGGTTCAAGTAAACTGTTGCCGATCCAGCATAGTACCCCCAGCCACCAGCACCCACTACTGTATCGGAAACAGTGTGATAGACATTCCCGTAAGTTGCCAACCCTGCACCCAACTGGTTCTTAGGCCATCCATGACTCACCCACATCTTGGGGCCCGGATTACCACTTGCCGTTGCTTGCACACTATCCCGCAATCCATATCCCGCCCAGTCTCCAGACGGACAGACAGCTGGAGCGCGTTGCATTGCATCCATAAACCACGTTCCATTCCAACCGGAAGGCTGACCACCAAGACAAGAGTTGTAAACCATGCCCCACGCATAATACTGAGGAACCACAAGATCAATGTAACTTCTGGCCCCTGCATATAAATCGTAGTCACCCATCCCAGAAGGAAGAACAAATGTCTTCCCGGACGCATGAAGTGATCGGCCCAGTATCCGACAGAATCTACCCACGATAGTTGCCGACGGAAGAGGGTCGCCATTTGTTTCTTCCCAATCCAGATCAGTGCCGTCAAAGTTATTGCGCACACAAAAACGCGTTACCTCGTCAGCAAATACCTGGCTTTTCACACTATCATTTGCAATAGCATTGAGGTTATTTGCCCAGACCGCTTGGATTGTAACGAGAACCTTCCCGCCGAAAGCATGAACACTGTCGCGGACTACACCAGCCCTGTTCCCTCCGGGTTGCCCATAGCCCCAGAAGTCCAGACTATCACTGATGCCGTCGTTATTGTCGTCGTAACCACCAGCTCCGTCAATCGTAAAGTATGGATAACTACTGGCAATGTTTCCGTTAGAAAAGAGAATCACATAGTCAATCCCTCTCCAATCCACTTGTGTTGCCGGTAGGGTGGCCATCATCCCATCCCACGAAGTCCCATAAGTCCCGAAAATCCACAGTTGCGCATAGAGGACAATCTTGAAGGTCGTATCTGGTGCCTGAGCCGTAGCCGTGGTGAATGACCATATTGAACTCCATCCACTTGTCCCCCCCAGATTGGTGGCATTGACCCGCCAGTAATAGGTCGTGAGATTCGCCAAACCACTGGCCGGATAACTCGTCGTCCCAACCGATTGATTGATAACGGTCGATGCAAAAGTGTTGACCAAAGAAACTTGGATTCGGTAACTTACAGCCCCCCCCGAAGCGTTCCAAGTGAATGTCGGACTCGTAGAAACGCCTGTAGCACCGTTAGCCGGCAACGCCAACGTTGGAGCCAGAGGAGGATTCGGTAAGGTCGTGAAACTCCATGTTGTAGAATAAGCACTTGTACCACCAGGACCGGAGGAACGAACATGCCAGTAATATGTGACGCCGTTAGACAAAGGCGGAGCATAGGCTGTATCTGCTTGACTTTGATCCACCGCCACTGTTGCAAAGTTGTTCACCGTTGAAATCTGTAAACGATACGACGTCGTGTTGGCCGTAAGCCGCCATCGAAAGGTGTATCCAGGAATAACATCCACGGCAAGGTTCGCGGGAGTGACCAAAGTCGGCACGCCGGGAGCGCCAGGAGGAATCTCGTATCCTCGCTTAGGCAAACGCTTGGAAGTCTGTCCACTGGCAATAACAAGGAAGGCGGTTGTGAGAATCAAAAGGCCAATGCAGGAACGTTTCATAAACCACCTCCAGCCCAATCGTCAACTTGTGAAACCCCGTAGTCGCTGTAGCATGAAATCCCCGCCTTGCCAGAATTGATGTACCCGAGTGAGTTTGGGTTCGTATCCGCTTGAGTGTTCACTATCGTCCCGTTTTGTTTCGTCACGAGAGAGATTGACCCATCCTGTCCCGTCACCTCAAGTCTCAAGGTCTGCCCCGTCGTGAAGGCAATCACCCCCTCGTCCCATTCGTAATTCACTCCGGCAACCCACTTCCCAACGTACAGGTGCCCATCGTAGGGCTCGAAGACTGAATAGTAGTACGTCCGCGCCCCTGTGGCCGCTCTGGCAATAGCCCCAATGGACTGATACCCCTCTACCACTGCCCAAACGAGTTTGACTTGGCTGTACTGATCGTTGGCGAACGTCCCAGCAGAATAGTGCGCTTCGTTGCCCGCTCCCAAATATCCCTGGACGACATTCCCATATATCTCAAGACCGCCGTAATTGACTGTCCAGTTTGCTCCGAGGTCGGTTGCATTCGTCCGGTTGAAGTTGTCTGTATAACCAGACGGAGGAGCCCCTTGCGTTGCTGTTGTGAAGTAGAACGGCGAAATTGCCGACTGCTGTGCAAGAACCGGCAGAGCGAGGCAAAGAAGGGTCAGAACAAGGATGAATTTTCTCATAGGTCATGCCCCAGGACGATTGCCATGAAACTTCGAGGTTTTGTCGTGATTGTTGGAACTGTCAACCAAATTGTCAAGCCAGCGGCAACGGTCGCATTGTTGAAGGTCGAGATTTTCGTTGCCGTCGTGTTGCTCGTTACGGGAGACGGAGAACTAATCACCGCCGTTCCCGAAGCTGAAATATCCAGACCAAACCGAATGTCGGGCACGATTGATGGGGAAGATCCGCTTGACATCACGTAGATGATGGTGTCAATCACGGCTCCTGTCGAGTAACCCATCGTATATTTTTCGGTCGTATTTATGGCCGATGAATCTGCCCCACTCGCAAAGTATCCGATCACTTTTGATTTCAGCCGGTAAGATCTTGATCCGGCCAAGGTTTGGAGAGTGTCGGTCGGAGTGTACACCATCCCCGTTGTTTTGAACCCCAAGATATTCGTCCCTGCCAAATCTGTAAGCTGGAGGTCTGTCGAGGACTGGAGAAGTGACATCTGCCAACCGGACTGAGTACCAGCCATGCGGCGGATTCTGAAACCGGGGAAGGAGAACGTCGAGTTGTAGTATGCATTCACTGGCCCGTTGACATGGATTGAGTCGTTGAACGTGTTGCCCGCACCAAGACCCTCACCAACAGAATCCGAAGCGGTTTTAAGTAGTCCCGCCTCTAGGTAGATCTTGGAGGTCCTGCCAGTATAGGCGGTGTCGGCAAAGGGAATCAGCGTTTTCCCTGTAATCTGTGACGCTCGATACGCATATTTCGTCGTATCCGATTTGTACGCGGTGCGTGAACTGTCAGATTGTTGGGCTTGTGCCGGGATCAAATTCCGAACGTCATACCACGTCGCAAGGGTTTCGGCGGAAGATGTGGTTATCAGAATCTTCGGACCATACCGGAGAGAATCCGCAGAGTTCCAAAGAGCAACCTGTCCAGCCGAACCGAGGACGCCAAGCGAGTTTGTGCGGAAATACTGCTTGATCTCATCCTGTGCTCCTCCAGCGGCAAGGTCAGCCCACACTATGTCCCGAAAATTCGGGACTCCAGAAGTGCCATTGGGCGACATCAGGGGTCGGTTGGCGTTTTGAGATCCCCACGTTACAGTGAACGTCCCCGCACTTGTGATGGGATTCGGCGTACTGACAGAAAATTGTGCCGGCATAGTCAGTCCGATACTAGTGACGGTCCCGCTACTTGGAGGTACAGAAACCGAACTCCAGTAGGTTCTCAGTCCATCAGTAAGAAGCGCTTTGCCGGAGTTCCCGCCCTGAGCAGGAAGGAGATTTGTCAGCGCTGAATCCTTTGAGTTTCCTCCTGTCCCACCTTTGGCGACCGACATAATATTGCCGTTCCACGTTCCCGTCGTGACATTCCCAAGGGTAACGATGGAGGTTTGACCGACATAGTTTGGAGAAATATCAAAGGCTCCTGTGCCGGATGTGTAGAGGACCCTATTCGTTGTACCAGAGAACGAAGCGCGAACGGTGCTCGTCAAATCTGCCCATGACTTATCTCCACGGAAGTATTGTGCGCTAGTTCCAGGGGAGATAAAGTCCTGTTTAAGTCCGACCTGTCGTTGATTTGCAAGTCCGATCACCGACGTTGTCGTATCAACCCCAAAAGTATAGACTGCACCCACGCGGCTGACGGTTAGGGGCGCAGTTGGATTTATCCGTATTGAATCCGTGTTCGGGACGTCGGATCCTGTGATGTACGCCTTAAAAGTTGTATCACCGGACCCGCCACCGCCGCTCAGATATAGATCGTTGAGGCTTACACCCTGGGGGTAGTTTCTATCCTTGAATACCAGACCGTTGCCGTTCACAAGGATCTGCTCTTGTGTACTGGCGAAATTGACGATCTCGTTTGTCGTTATATTGCCAACAAATAGATTCGCAAAGTAAGCCGAAGATCCGTATGCAGAGAAATTACCATCAACACTGAGATTTGGCCCGATATGAAGGGTATTGCTCTCGGCATCTAGCCAAATGTCAGCGTAGAAACCGTAGTCCAGATCCTCGAAGCGCAGTTTCGCGCCGCTTCCGTTGTGGGCCGAAAAGAATAGGGTTTGTGCGGTCTGATGGAGAGAACTTGAACCCGAAAGTTCATTCGAAAGCCCTTCTCCACGATCTCCCCTTGTCGTCCAAATCGCAAAATTCCCAGGAGTGCCGCTACCCTGAACCACGTTTGTCATGCCGCCAATGAGACGGTTGAGTGTCTGCGCTCCAGCAACCCTGTCTTTCAGGATCATATTGCCGGACCCGTCTCTGTATATGGCGGTTGTGCTATCGTGGATCTGAAATTTCTCCCGGGTGAACGTCGATTGTGCTCCTGCAATCTGCGCGGAGAGCAGAACGACTAGAGACAGTATGAGCTTTTTCATTGTCGGCACGTCATGGTTAGGAAGAATAAGGAACGATGTGATATTCGAGCTTCACCCAATCTGCAAGCGCATAGAACTCTACCCTGTCGGGATATTTTCTTACCTCAAGACCGACGTCCGAACCGTCCTGGCCTTGAACCGCATGATAATCAACGTAGTAATCCCCATCCGGATTGAAAAGAATGTCGAATGGACTTGGGAAATGGATTACTAGGCCGTCTGTTCCAAGGGCGCTGTTGTAGCCGGTGATGGTGTTCAGTTCGATTACGGAGAGTAGGGGCGTTGCCGTCATGTTGTCGGCTCGATAATCCGGCTTGGCCTTGCTGCAATACAGATCGGAGATCTGTTGACACACCGAATTTATGATTTGGAGCTTTTGTGCATCCGAAAGGGTCTGGAACACCGGATTGATGTTCGCCTCCGTGATGAAATCCGAGGCCACAATGTCAGAGCGAACTTGGAAACTCATAGTCTCTCTCCGCTAGGTTATGCGCGTCGCTGGCCCTTGCGTCCCTTGAAGGGGTTCTTCGGCTGATCCGGTTCTCCCGGCAACACTTCCTTCTTTGCTTCTGCTTCCTCTTTGAGCAATCCGTAGGCATACGAATGGACGTCTGCCTGGTGCTGATCGCTCAGTTTGTCAACAAGCTGGCTGATCGTCAGCGACTTGTATTTCTGCGAAAACGTGTACTGCGAAAGGTCCGCAGGTTCTTCGCCGGCCAATTCGTAGATGGTCGGTTGCGTCTTGAGATATGCCTCTCCGAGTGCGTCGGGTACTTCGCACTCCGGATTGAAAACATATTCCACGTTTCCCCGGGTGAGGGTGAAAGGCAGAGTAACGATCGGTTTAACTCGTAGCTTCATCTGTGCCTCCAAGTGAATGATTTTGGTTCCTGGCCGGCGCAGAGTCCATGCAGAGACACTGTGCCGGCCTTGAATCAGGAACCATTTGTTACGTGATCTCCACCCAGCTTCCGTCCTTCAAGCCCAGCGTGCCACCCTTCTGATAGAAGGCGTTGTTCGTTGTGTCATGGCAAACCGAACCGTTCGGGGCGTTGTCGAAAAGCGCCGCCGGCGCACCAGCGTACCAGATTTCATGCACTTCGATCCCCCCGCCCTGATGTGCCAGAACATAGGCGGTAGCGGGATAGGAGTACACTTCATCGGGGCTACGTGTACTGACGACGTTTGTGAACATAGTGGTTGACATCTATGCCCCCTTCCGTCATTTGTGATAGAAAAGTAGCCACCGCAAGTACACACGCGCACCCGGCGTGACCGTCGCGTTCCCGGTGTAGGGCGTAATCCGAAGCCCGATCAGATCCGTGTCAGTCCAATATGATGCCGTGATGGTTTTGTGACTTGTGCCAGCAGCCTTGATTGAATCGACGATCACGCTGGAATACGTCCCAGCGCTGAACGCAGCCTTGAACGCAAGTGCAACCTTGACAGAGTCCCCCGCCTGTTTTGCATACCAGGACACTTGGACACTGTCCGGAAACATCCCGTTCCATTCCAAACCGACACCGACCGATGAGTCAGCGACGGCGTTGGTGGTGCGTTTATAACTCCAGATATCCACCGACCGGCGAAGCACCTGTGCCTCGGAGGTAATGGCGCAGACGACGAGTAGCGCCATCACGAAGAGGATCCCTTTGGTTTTCATGGTTCCCCTCCGTTAAGCGTACTTGAGTGCGCTGGGTGAATACGTCGCTACAACCAAACTCGACGTGTTCTCAGCGAAGTCACCCGCCGTGAGTCCCGAAACCAGCCCGTCATAGTCGTAGATGTCGTTTCGGACGACGCTCTGGATGGTGTTGATCCCGATTTCCACGAGGAAACCGTGATCGTCAACAAGATCCGTGAACTCCATCCGTTTGCCGACACCAACCGACAGTGACGACTGACCGACCAGGATTGCCACTTTCCGATCACCGGTGTCCCGATTCGTAATCGTGTTCCCGATCTTCAAGCCTTTGCCAAGTTCCGCAGCCGATGGACGCGGCCCGTACTCGACTGTCCCTGCCGTCACGTTGGCGTTGATCGCGTTGGTGTACGCAGCGAACATGCGGTTGTCCACATAGATCGCAGCGCCGTGAATGAACGCAACAGCGTTGTTGGCGAGGGGGTTGTTGATGAGATCGACCGGAAGGCGTCGCATCCAATCCTTCCAATCGGCATCGTCCTGAAGCTGGACCCACTGGCTGTCGTCGATCCAGATGGGGTAGAAATCGAAACCGTTTTTCATAATAATCGGCATGATCTTCGCCCGGGCAGCTTCAATGACCAGGTTCCGGATCAGACCAACGCTCATCCTGTCGGAGGCGACGTCGGTCACGCCGTTAATCGCGGCTTCAACGGTTGCTTCATACGCTGCCGTTCCAGGACGACCGGCTGCATACGAACATTCTCCCGCCCCCGCTGTGAAGAAATGCGGGTGAGAGACGATCGACACGGCCCGACCACCAGCAGCCGCAGGAGCGATCAAGTCACGCGACGCTCCGGCGAGGTAGCTGAGGAGGAAATTCCCGGGATGGTAGTCATTCCACCATTCCGTCAGGTACGTGTTTGCGTTCTTCACAAGGTCGTCGGCAAACTGCCGGACGATCTGTTCGGACATTCCCGTTGGGGGATTGTACGCCTTGCGGGTGTAGTTGATCGTGACGGTGCGGAATGTCAGCACCGCCCTTTCCCCTGTTCCCTTCAAGGGCTTGTCGCCATAGACCGGGCTTTCGACCAGCCTGTTGCGAACGGGGATGTCCAGTGTCGTGCGGCCCATCTTCACGAACTCCTCGTGGACCTCGATCGGCGCTCCGGTCCAATTCGGCCCTTCGGGTGCAATCGGCCCAACTTCCTCTTTGCCACGAATGGCTTTGATGAAGTTTGGCGCTACCCACTGAGCGAACTTGTTCCGATACCACTGTTGCCGATAAAGGCGCTCCGCGAGAAGGTGTGGGTTCGTCCGACTTGTGTACTGAAAGACTGAGTACATTTGTCGCTCCTATCCTCACTTTTTCGAGAGTTTTTTTATTTCCTCTTCGAGAGCATCATCACTGAGTTTGTGAATCGCCTCTGTGTCGTCAACATTGACCGTCGGGCTAACAACCCTCGATGATCCTGGGGCCGGCGTCGTCGAGATGGATCCAACAGTGGTAGCGCTCATGCGTCTGAGATCTTCCATGTGTTGAATCCGACCACGAACCTCCGAAGCCAGTTTCACTTTCGGCAAGAGATCGTTCACGTTTGCGAGAAGGAAGGACCGCCAGTAGGCATCCTTGACGGGAAATTCCACCCCATTTCGATTGGTGGTTTCAACGCCAAGCGTCTGTAGCTGATCGAGTTGCGCTTTCAGCGAAGCCTCGTCGATCTCTAGCCCGTTCTTCTCGTAGAACTCCTTGATTTTTGCGGTTGCTGATTGCCGTTCGCTCTCGAACGCTGGATCGGCCTCCAAGAGAGCTTGCTGGTAGGCCAGAGCCTCCCGGTAGTTCTCATTGTAGACGCGTTCCATGTGCTGCTTTAGCTCCATCCAGTGTGCCGGATAATCGAGCTTCAACTGAGCCCAGGCTTCCGCTGTGGTCGGAAAGTCTACGCCCAATCTCCGCAATTCGGCAACAACCGGTGAGCTTGAAACCTCTTTGAAGGTTTCTCTTGCGACGACCTGTTGGATGGTGCGCTCAATCTCCGCTGCCCCGATACTTGGTGCAATCGCTTGTGGCGGTTGAACCGGTGGCGTTGTAGTGGCTGGAGGTGGCGCAGCTTTTTCGGCCTTTCGTCGTTCCAGTTCCTCATTCAGACTGACGTACATCTCCTCAGCGGCTTGCCAGTTCCCGGTTGTTTTGGCAAGTTCTACCGCTTTCTGGAGTGCAGCCAAAGGAATCTGTAACGGCTTGCCGATTTCTACCAAACCTTTCGCAAGATCGTCCTCCGTCTTATACTTCCCGGCAAAGAGCTTCGGCGCGTCGCCTGGCGCTGGTGTCGGTGTGACCGGTGCTGGTGCGGGAATAGGTGTAGGAGCCGCTGCCGGTACAACTGGAGGTTCCGCTGGCGGTGCAGCCGGTGGTGTCGCTGGCGGTGGCGTAGGCGGCGCTGTTGGCTCTCCGACGATCGCTTTGTCAAGCGCTTCATCAGAGAGATTGCGAATCTGATCCTGTGTGAACTCTTGAGGCATGGTCGTGCCTTTACCCGTTGTGATTGTTAGTGTTTACGAGAGAGTCCGGCTTCCGACATGGCAATCGCCAGGGCTTGTTTGCGACTTGTCACGTCAGGTCCGTGTTTGGAGCCGGAATGAAGCTCCCCGTGTTTGAACTCGTGTATCACTTTCTCGACCTTGGCCGCTCCGTGGCCCTTGTGGGCGCTCTTGATTGCCTGTTTCCCTTCTGCCGATATCGCCATCACTGTCCTCCTTTACCGTTATCCGGCGTCCTTTGCGCGGCTAGTTTTCGCGCATCTGGGACACCCAAGGAAGTCTGGACCGATCCCGCCAAGTTTGCAGCGGCCTCGATCTGTTGCTGTTGAACCATCTGTCCCATCATCTGTTGCGCGAACTGTTTCATCTTCTTCGATACCGGACTGTCCCAGAGATCGAAAAGCTGTGTCCAATCGACAAGTTGCGGAGGTACGGTCTTGACAAACTCCATAGCCTCGACGAACTTCATCTGCTTTGCTGTCGCACCGATCTGTGTCTGATCTGGTTTGAAGTCGTACTCGCCCTGGCTGACGTCGTTCATCACACCAAGGATCGTCGGCATGTTAAGCTGGAGCCAGTAGGGATCTCCACTTGACTCGTCGAGTAGACGAATTGCCCGGGGAAGCGTTAAGAACTTCTGCATCCCACTGTCGGCGTAATTGAAGATCCCCTTCATGGCCCTTTCGATCTGTCCCATGAAATACCCCAGCATCACAATACCCGCTTGAACGCGTTGTGCGAAGAGGACGCCGGTTTCTCGGTTCGTTTCCTTGAAGCCTTGGAGGTTTGGGGTGATACCGGACGTCATTTGGACGATGTCGCGATCTTCCGCGGCAAACACTTCAAGCTGCGCTCCTTGCGGCAGCGGGTTCTCCTTCTCGGGACGCATATTCCCGACGGGGGTGTACTTTTTCAGCACTCCGCGGTCCTTGCTCGTCCATGCAGCCTCGTTCTCAGGTGCGATCGAGTCCGCCGGCACCATGTAATCCGGATGGACGGCGTCCATGATCCACTCCAACATCGACATGCGGCGCTGGTTGTAGGAGTCCTGCGGATCCAAGAGCGAATCAATGATCGAAGCGGTCTTGATCCGATCGACGTGAAAATCGTAGCAGAAAATCGGCTTCAACTGGAAGCCACGGTTCTGAATTGGGTACGGAATCTCGAAAATTGGCATATCGGGCATGAGCCACGGCACAACCACTGTCATCCACATTTCGGTGTTAGTCTTGTCGAGGATTTGCCCCATCGGGAAAGCCGGCCCTCCATCTGGGCCAACCTTGTTCAGGGTGGCCAGCTTCGCCCCTTCATCCATCCGACTTTCCGATGGGATTTCCTCGCTAGCGCGGGTGAGCGGTGAGTACGCATAGCTTCGCGTGACCATACGTTTGTCATGGAACTCGATTACGCGGTAGATACCGTTCCGACTATCGACGAAATCGTTCGTCAAGCCCATGTCAAGGTGGCGTTCCTTGCCCAAAAATTGCTGTGCGCTCGTCCAGAGTCGCTTCCACCACCCAAGCGGCTTCAACTGCTTTCTAGGATAGCCTTCAATGCGCTCAGCTTCGTCCAGGATCTTCTTTCTCTGCTCGGGTGTCAAATACTTCTCGTACACCTGAATAATCTCTTCTGCGGTGTACATGGCTGAAACTGTGAGATACCGCCAATCCTCCTGATCCGACCGTCGACCATCTGGGTCCCACATGACCATCAGGGGGTCAAAAGCTTCGCAGATCCATGATCCTTCCGGGTTTTTGCGTGTCGACCAATACTGATTCACGAAGCCGACTTTCGCGATCGCAGCATCGAGCGCGGCCTTTGAGATCTCGAAATACCCCTCGTCCCCGATCGCGTAGTCCGAAACGAGGACCGTATGTAGGCCAGCACTCTCCTCGTCGCCCATCCGAACCGGCACCGCCTTCATGCGCGTCTTGTTCTGAGCCAGCATACCGGCGATATACACGATCAAAGGGATCAACAGATTGTAGACAAGCGCAGGGCGTTTGGCTTCGGTGAGTTTCTTGCGTAATTCCTTGGAAATCTGATCCCCGATAACGTAGTTATACGACCGAATCTGCTGGTTGCGGAGATCATTGAAGGTATCACGGAGCATCATCCAGACGCCTTGTATTTTCTGGACGGTGTCGCGGCCCTCTGTCTCGGGTGTTTGAACGACTTGATCCATCATCCCATCCCTGGTTGCCATCCTGTAACAGTTACATTCCGGCGAAACATCTCTTCCCAATTCTGGATCCCAGCCGGCATCGTTGGTACACGAAGTTCCGAAAGGGCCATCTTTGCAGCGTCATACGGGTGATCGAAAGAACCATCCTTGACGAAATCCATACCCTCATTCGAATCCGGGTCGTGGACAAGCTCGGGAACGCATTTCATAAGCTGTGGACACTTCTTCGCGACGACAAAAAGCCGTGGTTTCTTGACAACTTGGCCATCTTCGTCCTGTTTCCACTCAATGAACTCCTTGAACATCTCATTCATCAAGGCACGATACGAACGTTTGTCAGTGGAAGCCTTGGAAACTACGGTCATACGTGGCGCTCTCGCCCCCATGATCCGCGAGAATGTTTCCCGGAAGATCTGTGCCGGCGCTTTCTTGGTATCGGCATAGTGTTCCAAGGAAATGTCCATGTTCGTGTCGTAGACTATTCGCAGATTGAAGATTTCCGCATCTAGGAGACTCTCGGCCATCTGTTCTGCGCGGGCACCGGGGGATTCATGGACGGAATATACCTCATGGAAGAAAACGACGTTGCCCTCGTAGTCTCTCGAGGCGACTTCCAGGACGGTATGTTGGCCATAATCCAAGCCACCGATCGTCGGCCACGCGGGAGAACGGGAAAAATGCTCGATGCCATGTACCTGATCGCGCCATTTTGCAAAAAACTGGCCCTCGTAGACGTCCCAATCGCCCTCAAGGAAGGCTTTTCTCCGGTCCGGAGGTAACATGAGCAATTTCTGGACGTACATCGGGTTCTTGGCAAGTAGGTCGATATTGTCGAACACTCTGGAAGGCACAAAACGGCGGGTCAACTTCGCACCAGACTCAAGATCACGGAAAGTATAAGTCGGTCCCGGTCTGACCGGTTGCCAGAACACTTTTGCCAGCGGATTGAACACCGGCTTGCCGCGTGGTATTGGCCGGCATGTATCAACGAACCGAGCCTTCACCCAGGCATGCCCGACACCGCCCGGATTCGAAGCTGCGCGGGTGTACGCTGTCACCCCTAAGCACGCCGAACGGTTCCAGGGCATGATACCTTCATACTGATCCATCAGGAAGTTCGTAAGCTCATCGAACCCCATGTACGCATACTGATGTCCCTGATAGAGCCGCCAATCTTCCTTGCCCTCCATGAACCCCATGCGGATCTCCGCACCGGAAGGAAACACAAACCGCTTCTTGGTGTCATTGTACCGAGCGCCGGCAGCCTCATAATACTTGCGTGCCAGCGGAATCACCGACCCCTCAAGTTCCGGATACGAGCGCCGAAAGATGATAGCCGTAAAATCGGATAAGTGGATGTATCGAAGTGGCTCAACCACAAGCGCCCACGTCTTGCCTCCCCCCGCAGCCCCCCCATAGAGAACTTCATCTTCCACACACGACAGGAAGATCTCTTGTGGCTCAGAATTTGGCCGCACCTTCAAGACGTTCACTTTGGACCCCGCTGCTTCTGCGGCAAGTACACCGAAAGCGTGATCGCAGACCCGTCAGCCCCCGTAACCTCATTCCGCTGCTTCGGAGCCCCATGCCGCTGATCCACCAAATACTGCGCCGCCGCCCTGTCCGGCTTCTGCTGATATACCTTCGTCGCCTTCGGAATTACCTTGTACCCAAGCTCCACAGCCAGCGCCTTCAACTGACCCATCTTCTCCGGATCCTTCTTCTTCGCGTCAAGTATCTCAGCCTTCTCAAGGAGAGTGTCGTAATCCACCGGCGCTACCCACACCCCATAGGCAAGCTCCTTCAAACGCGAAAGGGCTTGTTCCACATCCTCCTGCGTGATAAGCTCACTCATCACCGCATGAAATTGCTCCGTTTCCTTCACACGCTTCGTGAGCTTCCGGTCCGATGGATGTCCTGCCCCAGATCTCCGCCCCCCAGCCCGCCCATATCCCGACGATCCACCATTCATCTCAGTAACTCTTCGTTATCTGATAATATACCACCGGCGTCGTTACTCCGTTCGCACTCCCAGCATACGCCACAATGAACGCGTAATGCTCACAGAGTGGCGATAATGCCACCACCGATGTCTTGAGAACCCCCGCACCTACTGTACTCGCCCCCGCCAAGCCCGATAATGTGTCCCCCGCAATCACACTCGCCAAAATCCCCGAGTAACTCCGCCGTACTATCACGTTCGTAATACTCACCGAATCCGCCCATAATACCGCAAACCCCAACGTCCTGACGTTCGGCTCCGCTGTCCACCATACCGTGTCTACCTGCGAGTTCGCATATGTCTTGCTCGTACTCGAAACTACCACCCCCCCATGACCCCCACTCACCACTACCGTCCCAGAGGAAGCAACCGTTACCAAAAATGCTACCACTAAACCGATCGCAACCATCACGATCAACGTGAATACTACCTTCTCAGTCATGCTCTTCATCTCTTACCTCCTTTGTATCCTTTTTCTCTCTATTCGCTAACTGCCCCAAATGCTCCGAAATGCCGGCAAAACACTTTCCCGCATCCACAATCTGACCCCGTTTCGGCATAAATGCCTTGATCTCCTGCCCCACTATCTCCCCTACCACCCTTTTTTCCCCAATTTTACCCATCCCTACCACCCTAAATATGGCGAAAATGAAGCGTTACTACGGCAAAACACTTTCCGAAATCCCCTACCCCCCTATCACCCGCTAATTCACCCCTAGATCTGTACCCCCGTCAGCAAAATTATCCAAGGATGAAATAAGCATCGTCGGGCCATCTGTTCCACCCGCCCGGCTAGGGTAAAGCGAAGAGCGGAAGCAAAGAACGCACACGTACCGGCGACCGAGCGACTCACACGCGCACACGCATGGACATGCGATCTGCAAGATACGTACACGCATACGGCTCAATAGATACGGGCCCATCCTGGCAGCAATACCAAATAACATATATTGTGTAAAGCTATGAGCCGCAAGGATATGCGAGGACAAGGGCACACACATAGAAAGGTAAACCGGCACGCTACCGGGAGGCCGATGAATCTGCGAGGCCAAAAATGTCACCATTCCTTTTCGTCCTTTGCATTCATGGCACAGTGATGCAGGTAGTAGGAGCAGCTACGGACGGAAGAGAAGGTATAGACCTATGGGATGTGACGCAAGACAATTCTTAGGATTTCGCTTTGTGATATTGGTCACATAGGAAAGCATTGAGAACATTGGGAAATTGGAAAACATATTTTTTTTGAGAGCATTGACATTGGTTATATAGTTTCTATATTAGAACTATATACTATGCTATAACCCATTGAAAGCAATGGGTTTACAGACGAAGCGATCAAACATAGGAGGAACAATGAGAGAGACGTGTGTTTATTCAACAATGGTTCGCGTCGGGAAGCTCATCTACTTCGTGGACGTGATAGAAGGGAAGGGGGGCTACCAAATACAAATCAGACAGCGGGATATATCAGCGAGCCGCAACGGTCAGCTTTCCCAATGGTTTCAATCCATCACGGTAGGAAATCTTGCCGTAGATCAATTCAGACAAGCGATCTGCGAAGCAGCGGCATACGTGGCCAACGCACCCACAACCTAGGAGAACAACTCCCATGCCTAGTCACTACTCTGGTGACCCGTATTGGCTAACTGCCAAATATGGGAAGTGCGCCAAATGCGGGATACCCGTCAAGGGGAAACGCGCATTCTACTACCCCAAGGGAAAACATGTCTATTGCGAGGCATGCGGCGAGATCGAGAGCGCGAGGTTCAACGCAGAGATCGAGGACGAGGACAGCTACAACTATCGCGACGACTTAGCATTCTTTTCGTAATGAGCAGGAAGCGGAACGATTCAATAACTTCTAACCCACAGCCCAACCACTACACCAGCAGGAGAAAGACCATGGAAGCAAAGATTGACAAGGGGACACTGATCGTCACGATCCCGGTGACCGAAGGCCGACCATCCTCAACCGGCAAGAGCTATGTGATTGCGTCAA